CTTCAGGCCAATGCTCTCCCTTGAGAAACTTCAGATCTCCACGTGCGTCGTTGAAGTTGTCGTTCTCGGCAGTGCGACACACTTCCAGGCGCTTCTCGGCCTGCTTGATGATGTCGTCGTTTTCCTGGTCGGCCATTAGTGTACCTTGTGGAGTACGGGTTGAACGCTGCGAGCCATCAATATCTCAGGCTCTTGTTGGATTGTCTGAAATCCGAACTTGCCATACCAGTCAATGAGGTGCTCGTTCCCCTCTTCAACATGAAGAACTAGCAGCATCTTCTGAATGTCCGCGGTTTCGCAGGCGTGCTGAATGAGCTTGCTTCCCCAACCCTTGTTGCGGTGCTCTTCTGGGACGAACACGTTGGTGATCTCCCACACCAGGGGTCTCATCTTGTGGGGCAACGCCTCGGTATGTCCCATGGAGAGACTGGCCGGGCCGATATGCAGCGAGTAGGTACTCATCCCATCCACCCTCCTACCGCGTGACCATACTCGAACGCCAGCTCTAACCTCTTGGGTTGGGGGTCTTGTAGGGCCACGGCAAGCATTCTGAACGCATCAGCGTAGTGGGAACACCAATTGTGGAGGGGACCCAAGGATACTCCTGTCTTCTTGTCGAGCTTCTCCTGGTACTGTCTCAGAGCTTCCATGCCGGACTCTGTCTTCTTCTCGTCAAACCAGCAGCGAGAGAGTAGAAGGCGCGCGGCGTCAATACCGTCCTTCAGGGACAGCCTAGGAACCGCGGCGAAGTCAATCCCCATCTCCAGGGCCACTTCCTTCCTGGACTTGCCAGTACCCAACTCCCTCACGACCACGTCATGGGGGCCAAAATGATCGCCGTAGTTGTACTTGCGATCTCTCAACACCCTGGCGTAGTGATCCAAACCGTGGCCGGTAGCTTGGTACACGTCAATGATTCTGACTTCCCTGCCTACCTGCTGGTAGAACCAGATCACCATACTGTCTGATATGCCCAAGTCCCAGGCCGTATGGACCAAAAGGGCCTTGTCATACGGTACTGAGGTGATCCTACCTGTCTGTCTAGCCTCGGTCATCTCCTTGGCAAAGTACGCTCCTGTGATGGCAGCCTCAAACGAGCACTCCAACTCCTGTTCGTACTCGTTCTCAGGCATCATACGCCTCATTAGAGCCAGCTCTTCATCGGGAATGATGCCTGTCTCGCTGGCCTTGAGTACTTGGCAGAACCAAGTAGGGTCTTGCTGAGCGGACTTGTAGGCAGTCCCCAACAGGTTCCCCCACCCTTTGGGAGTGCCGGACAGGTCTAACCACCCCTTTCGGTCGGATAGGGCAGGAATGATGATCTGAGTCAGCGTGCTGGGGGCAATATCTTGCGCCTCGTCAGCTACTACACCGTCAAAGTACAGACCGCGCAGGCGGTCGGCGTTGTCCGCACCGTACAGTCTGATTTGGGCCCCGTTATGGCCGAAGGTCACGGACAGGTCAGACTCGTTGATCTTGCCGCCCTCAGCGAGGATGGCCCCGGCGTAGTGCTTCAGGTAGGTCCAGGCAATGTCCTTGGCCTGTACGAAGAACGGAGCCAGGTAGGCATAGCGCGGATTGGGCTTGTCGCACAATATCGCCTCTTTGATCAGCTTGTTGGTTCTCGCCACCGTCTTGCCGGCTCGCCTATGAGCAATGGTGATGGAGTACCGGGTCTGCGCCTGATGGTAGTTTTTGAACGCCTCACGAGGGACATACGGAATCTCGTCCAGGAAGTCCTGTACACAGTCCAGACTGGGAGGACTCTGAAGGTACCAGGTCTTCCACCTCAGTGGGTCAGTACGGGCGTCTTCCAGAGTTTCTGGGTCCAACCCCTCGATCTGGTCCGCACTATGGGTCAGTAGGGCGGTTTTGGTGGATAGGAACGCCGCCAAGTCAAGGTTGCTAGTGCGGTGACATACCAGCACCAGACTCCCCTTGAGGGATGGGAGCACGTCCGTCCGCATCCATGTGTGTAGCTGCTTCAACTTGCTCGGGTTGTTGGCTTCCGCTGACCGACGGTCCACAGGCTCGTCAATGAGTACAAGCGTGGGCTCAAACCCGAACAGTGGGGAGCCTATGCCAATAGCCTTCACCTCACCGTTGGCTGTGCTCCACTGTTGAGCTGAGTAGTCCGCTGGGGGAGGTGCTTCGAACAGCGCCGTATACTTGGGCGAGTTCACCAGGTGCAGCAGCTTCTTGCTCAGGTGCCTCGCCGCCTCTTGGGAGAACGACACTATGAGAATGCGAGGAGCTGGCTGAGTCCCCAACTCCCACGCCGCGGTCATCAGCGTGCCGTAGGTGGTCTTTCCTGAGGATGGGGGAGCACACCATACCTTCAGTTTGGACGGTGGGAGGGTCAAGAACTCCATCTGGTGCGGATACGGCTGATGGGGCAACATATACTCGGCGAAGTCTGGGAGCGAGCGCTTGGCTTGCTCCTTTCTCTCCAGCTCCCTGAGTATGTCGTCAACCTGCAGCATGTTGTAGCACCAGTTGCTTGAGCTGTCCTGCGGTAAGCCCCTCCAGGTCTTTGGGACAACTGGGGAGCGTCATCTCCACCGTAGAGGCGGCTGGGAGAAGTTTGGCGTACAGGGTGAAGAACTGGGTGGGGTTCTTATCCGCCCACAAGGCCAGTCTGGGAACACCTCCGATCAGTTGGAAGGCTGATTCAAAGTTTTCCTTCACCGACTGGCGGCTGTACGGGTTGCGACCTTTTCGGATTGCGTACTCAACCAGGCTGTTCGCTTGGGGGGACAGCTCACCCGCGTCTGTGAACTCCAGCAGGTCCGTAACCGACGGGTCCGAAGAATTCAGCGCGGGAAGCAGTTCAACCATGCGAGTAGCATACTCCTGATTTCTTATAAAGTAAATGCTTTTCAACTGGTATACATATAGCTTCAGAGCTCACAAGGCAACTACTACCTGTATGGTGTTTCAGAGCTCACAAGGCACCTACTACCTGTATAGTGTTTCAGAGCTCACAAGTTTCGCTGTCAACTAGGGTGGTAGGATCATAGCAGGGGAGGGGGCGCGATTCGCGTCTATGGCCACCCCATGGGTCCACCCCACCTGGTCTGTCCCTGCCTCGCATGTACCGCACCCAGCCAGCCCCGCCCCCAGCCAGCCTAGTATCCCTACGGTATATCCTGACTATCCCTACGGTATATCCTGACTATCCCTACGGTATATTCAGGATATACCGATAGGGTATTAGATCGGAATATAAGCGAACGCTTCTATTCGCTAGGACGAGCGATCGTAGGCTCGGGAAGGGTAAGCCCACGGCGAGAAGAAAAACGCCTAGAATCGCTGCCACGGCGGTTCTAGGACCATAGCGGTTGGAGTCCCACAAGTAGGAGGTAGGGTAGCTGAAGCAGACGCGATTCTAGGCGATTCTAGGCGCTATCGGCGCTAGGGGTAGGGTAGGGTACCCCTAGAGTCTCTATCGCCTTCCGCATAGTGTTCCGTTCGTTCTAGGCCTGTCCGGAGGGGTTCTAGCCTAGCTAGGATAGACCGTATCGGAGAGTCCATAAACAAACCTACTAGGGTGATAGAAACGTTCTATTAGACTTTTGGAAGGTAGCGCCTATACTTGTCTTCAGGCTGGAGGTTCGGCCTGGTGGGGGTTCCCTGGAACCCAGCATCCCACCTTCTTTCACTCAGCAGGAGCATCGCCACGTGTCTCAGGGATGGGGCACGTGTTCCCCCATCTACTCAGGAGATTACCATGAAAGCCACTATCAACGCCATCGCCCACTCCCTCACCAAGTACGCCATGCCCAAGAAGGGCATCCAGGGTCCTGACTACCACTTGCTGGATCAGGATGGGAACAGGCTGCTGGCTCGCATCACCAAGTCGGGAAACTGGCCCACCTATACCTACGTGGAGTATAACGGATCCACGTACTACTTCCCCAAGAATGTAGAGATTCCATCAGGCACCAAGGTGGAGTTCAGCGAGGGTGCGGTCAAGACCATCTACAAGGCGGTTCCCACCATGGACGCCAAGCCCATCGACGTAGAGGGCATACTCCACGCCGTCAAGGTCCAGGAGGCAGCTGAGGCTGTGGAAGAGTATTACCAGACCCAGCTAGTTCCCAATATCGACCCCATTGAAGCAGCCAGCGAGTGGGTCAGAGACCAGGAGACCAAGCGCGGTTTGGGACAGGCTCCCACCATCGCCGAGTACCTGCCTCCCATCAAGTCCAAGACCACCAACAAGCCGCCCAGAAGGGCAGCCACCAAGTAAGCCCCCAGCCCCCAGCTGGGGGCTTTTTTATTGTCTGTACCTGTGATCTGTGTGGGGTGC